GGGGAGGTCCCTGCATCTTATAATTCTGAAATGGCAGTGTTGCCACATTGGTTGTAACCGTTGCCAGAAGAGGCAGGGCTACAGTAAAGAAATTTTGCACTAACTTAAATTGAACTCTACATCCCAATAGAGAAAGCGCACTTCCCCTATTTCTAGGGGCAATCTCCTGGGCTCTAAATCATTATCAACGACTCATGATGTATATCATAATGAGTGACTATTTATTCTCCCTCAACCATGTCGTTGATATAGTCAAGGGACATGACTTCAAGATCAGTTTTTTGAACAACCCAATCTCGAATTTCTTCATACAATGCAGAAGCATCTTCAGAACGACCCTCTGCACATAATGTGTGCATCCTGTCAATCATGGAATCAACTTGTTTCTGGCAAAATTGCTGCATCTGAGTTGAATTCATAATAATCTTTTCTGAAGTATCTTGACAGGATGTTACTATTGTAGAATGCTGGGTCTCCATTGTCAAGGGACTCTGTAAGGACGTTGTTAATAAATAACTGCCTTGTTTCTTCGTAATTAGTCTTGCCTGGTGTTTTATGTAATGACAAAATAACTCTAACAAAGTTTTCTCTACCATACTTAACAATATCCTCTTTAAGTTCTGGACAAGACCCATAATAATTTTTCCAATCAGATTCTGTTTTTACTTTTCTTTTCTTACCTTTTGGCGTTCTGAACTGCCAGAAATACTTCCTGCCAATATACTGCTTTGAATTTATCTTGTTAGTGATAAGATAAACAAACCCAAAGTTATCTTGAATGTCTTCTGACTCAAATGCTTTTCCTTGATACTTCCAAGGGTTCTCATAGCTCATACTTAAACATCTTATGAGCTATTATTTATCTTTCATCCCTAACAGAGTGATTCTAATGTCCTTTGGGGAGGTTGTCAAGCCTCCTTACCATACCTCTTGTCTGATCTTGAGGTGTCCATGTTCTTCTTAGCTTGTGAAGTTGAGATAGCATATCTCAGACTCTTCAGTTCCTCAGGTGACTTTTCAGGATAAGTCTTTGCAAGCTTAGAAGGTTTGATTGCTTTGTAAACACTTTCCTTTTCTCTTTTCTCTGCAGCATCAAGGGCACGCTCTCTGAGGTGGGCAATCAACTCCATCTTCAGTTCTTCCTTGGTCAGATGGGGTGCTGCCTTGTATGAAGGATGGCCTGCCTTATAGTTCTGCCATGCCTTTGTATTTGCCTTCTGGTCAGCAGCAGTCACAGTCATTCTCTTATCTTCTGGTTCCTTCTTCTCACCACCATAGACTGCTTCTTTTAACTTCTTCTCTTTTGATTTACCCTGTGAAGTGATGCTACCTTGAAGTTCTGCCATTCTCTTACCAAATCTCACATTTGATTGATGCTCTTCCTCTGATCCACCATGATCTCTTCCAAGGTAATCTCTACCTTCATTCTTTGGTTTCTTTGATGTTCCTGAAGAACGTGCAATCTCATGTCTTAAAGATCTTGAATCACTGCCTCTAAAAGGTTCAGTTTCAGTTCCTTTATATGACTGTCTATCTGGAAGTGATTTACGTCCTGTAGAAGGATTCTGTGCCTTTACAAATTTCTCATCTACAAGTTCACCCTCTACTTCATAAGAATCAGTCATTCCATGAATATGCTTACCCCTTGACTTCTTATCTGCTCTTGCTGCAGATTGTGCCTCTGAACTTGCATACTTGGCAGCAACCTTTGGTTCCATTCTGCTTGCTTTCTTATCAGCAACCTCTGCTCTTCTCAGTGCTCTCTCTTCTGGATCCATTCTCTCATCCAGTTGAGCATACACTTGCTCATATGCTTCTCTAATGTGATTTAAACCAGCCATATCTAATACAAGTTTTTAAGTATTTATAAAAAAAGAGGGTCTCAAGGACCCTCTTAGATTATTTCATTGCCATGGCAAGTTGTGCTTTGTATTTACGATCTTCTTTTTTCTTTTGATCTTTGATTAACTGAAGAACATTGAGTTTTTTCATCACTTGTGTCCCTCCTTCACAAACTTAACCCCACGATATGATTCATTGTATTGTTGAGGTTGTTGCATCATCTGTTGCTGATACTCAATTCTTTTTTGAGTATCATATTCTACACCACGATAAACTACTTTAGACATTAGGTTTGCTCCTTTACTGTATGTAAATTCGCGTTCCTTCGGTTACCCTACTTCCGTCACTCAATGTGATGAACGTGTTTTATCTATAATACTATTTTTGTAACTTTTGCTACAGTTTGAATCCTGCAAAGGTGTCTTTCTTAACATCTTGTTTGATGCCACCCACAACATAGGACTCAACTTCTGTTTCCTGGGGAGCAACCTGTAGACCTTTGGAGGAGATCCAGTGCTCTGTCCAGGGGAGAGGATTATTTTTGGCAGCGATATCATATAAAGGTTTAATTCCAATTGCTTTCATTCTACGATTGGCGACCCACTCAACATACTGATGTAACAGTTTATCATTGAGTCCAATCATAGATCCATCTTTGAATAGATACTCTGCCCAGTGCTTCTCTTCATTTACACAATTTTCAAAAGCAGACCTTACCCATTCCTCTTCTTCTTTAGCAATTTGTTGCATTTCTGGATCATCTCCTTCACGCCACTTATTGAGGATGTTTTGAGTAATGACAAGGTGCTGATTTTCGTCTCTGGCGATGAGAGAGATAATTTTAGCTGATCCTTCCATAAGTTTGAGTTCACCAAATGCAAAGCTGCAAGCGAACGAGACATAAAACCTGATACCTTCGAGAATGTTGACATTTGCAATAGCACGATAAAGTTTTCTTTTTAATTCAATTCTACCCTCCTTTGCATAGTCTACACCCTCTTGTGCAAACAACCAGTCATTTGTGATACCATATTGCTGGGCAGAATTGATGAAGTCGTTGTAGGCACCAGTTACTGACTCTGCACGTTCTAGAATATTTTGATTTGTCAAAATAGAATCAAACACTTCAGAAGGATTAGAGTATACATTCTTGATGATATAAGTATAGGATCTAGAGTGAATCATTTCCATAAACTCCCACACCTTCATACAAGATTCAAGTTCAGGAAGCGAACAGTATGGTGCAAATGCCATACTGGGACCACGACCTTGAACAGAATCAAGCAGAATCTGATACTTCAGATTACTGGTAAAGATATGCTTTTGCTCAGGACGAAGAGTATGGTAATCAGAACGATCCTTTTGAAGTGAAACTTCTTCAGGTCTCCAGAAGTATCCCAACTGCTGTGTTGTGAGTCTATCAAAGATTGGGTACTTGTAAGTGTCATACCTTTGAACTCCAAGAGGTTGTCCAAAAAACATTGGTTGTTTTTTAGAGTCAAATGTTTTGGTATTAAATACCGTCATTCCTTCCATAATCTTTGGGGTCTCTGAAGTGGTTCTAAATTTTACAGGATTCACAGTCTTCCTCTCCTTCTAGTAGTTCTTGAACAAGGTCTTGTAAATTAACTTTTGGGTCCTCCTTTACTTCATCTGTTTTGTTATCATAAGTGTTTTGATAATAGCTGGTTTTCCATCCATACTTGTATGTAGTCAACAAGTCTTGTGCCATCACTGACACAGGAACTTCATTATCTGGGTAATTTTCTGGATTATAGGACCAGTTTCCAGAAATCGCTTGATCAAAGAACTTTTGCATAATAGCAACAATGTTAATATAACCAGTATTGCTAGACATATCCCAAAGGAGCGTATAATTATTCTTGAGTGTTTGATATCCTGGAACAATTTGCTTGAGTGGACCTTTCTTTGATTTCTTAACGGACAGATATCCTCTAGGTGGTTCAATTCCATTTGTTGCATTTGACACAACGGAACTGCTCTCTGAAGGCATTTGTGCTGACAATGTTGAATGTCGTAATCCAGATGCCTGAATCTCAGCACGTAAAGTTTCCCAATCATGTTGATACTGAGTTGAAGTAATTTCGTCTACATCTTTTTTGTAAGTATCAATAGGAAGAATACCTTGTGAATATTTGGTCCTGTTGAAATATTTACATGCACCTTTTTCTTTAGCAATCTGATTAGATGATTTCAGCAGGAAGTATTGAAATGATTCAGAAAGTCCATGAACAGCATCCCATGCCTCTTGAGAGTCATATTTAAATCCAAGCTTGGCAAGGTAATGTGCAAGACCAATAAACCCTACTCCAAGAGACCTACGTGCCTTGGTTGAGATCTCTGCTGCTTCTACTGGATAGTTCTGATAATCAATCAGTTCTTCCAAACCTCTTACAGAAAGATCACAAAGTTCTTCAAACTCTTCATCTGACTTTACTTTACCTACATTGATAGCACTCAGAATGCAAAGAGCAATCTCACCTTCAGGGTCATCAATATGTTGAAGAGGAACAGTAGGAAGTGTAATTTCCTGGCACAGATTACTCATCTCTACCTTATCCAGGAAAGATGAATGGGAGTTACAGTGATCAATATTCATGATGTAAATACGACCAGTCTCTGCTCTTTCTTTCAGAAGTTCCAGAAAGAGTTCTTGACCACCAATAGTTTTTCTTGGAATAGTTGTATCTCGTTCATAAGATACATATAACTCGTCAAATCTATCAGTGCCAAAAGCATCATACAGACCAGGAACATCGTGTGGACTGAAGAG